AAGCCTTACTTAAAAAGGTTAATGATGGCTTAATGAGTGAGGCCGATTATAAAAGGTGGAGAGCTAACCAGATCGCCACAGGAAGAGAGTGGGCACAGCTCCGCGATAACCTTGCACAAGACTATGTAAACGCAGATAAAATAGCGCGTGATGCCATTGGCGAGCATTTGCCTAACGTCTATGCTAATAATTTTAATTTCGCAACATACGAAATTGAAAAAGATGCCAAGATTAACACTAACTTTAAGCTGTATAACAAAGATACTGTTAATAGGCTTGTTAGAGAGCATCCGCAGTTATTGCCAAAGCCAGGGGCAAGGCTTAAAGAGAAAATCAAAAGCGGACAAGCAAAAAAGTATAACGAAAAGGCGTTACAATCTTCACTTATTCAAGCAATTATGCAAGGTGATAGCATAGATGATTTTGCACGCCGCATATCGCGTGATGTAGGCGAGCAGAATTATAAAACGGCTGTAAGGAATGCCCGCACAATGGTAACAGGGGCGCAAAATGCTGGCAGATTTGATGCCATGAAGCGTGCCGAAGATTTAGGCGTTAAACAGCACAAAGAATGGCTCTCTGTTCATGATGGGCGTACTCGTGATAGCCATAGAGAGTTGGACTATGAACAACAGCCATTAGATAAGCCATTTAGCAACGGACTCATGAAACCAGGCGACCCAAGCGGAGCACCGAGCGAGGTTTATAATTGCCGCTGTGCAATGCGTAGCGTCGTAGAAGGCTTGGAGCCAAAGGCCAGAAAGTACCGTGATGATTCTGTTGAGGGTATGAGCTACGAAGAGTGGAAGCAAGGACACGCCACAGAAAAACCAAAAAACGTGGTACAAATGCCAAGCAAAGCTCCAGGAAGCATTGCTGATTTATACGAAGAGAACGCCAAGAATCCGCATAGTGCGGCATATAATCAATTTCAAACAAGGCTTAACAGCTTTCAGAGTAAATCAAAGATTGATTATAAAGAGGTTAAGTATTTGGATAAACAGCTAACCGATGAAGAGATCATTGAGCGTTTAGCTGGTGGCGATATGACAAAAGGCAGTTGCTCTTCACTTAGTTATGCTTATATCGCAAACAAAAACGGCTTAGATGTAATTGATTTCCGAGGCGGAGCAAGCCAAGAGTTTTTCAGCTATGCCTTTAATGAAAGCACAATTAACAGATTTGAAGGCGTTAAAACACAAACATTTATACTTAAAAAAGAGGCCAGCGATCTGCCAAAGAAATTGGCGGAAATGAACCTTGAAAAAGGCAAGGAATACAGATTAACTTGCGGAAGGCACGCCGCAATTATCAGAAACACGGATAACGGCTTTGAATATCTTGAATTGCAGAGCTCCAAAAAGAATGGCTGGAAATCCTTTACAAAGAAAGATGTGCTTGAATCGGTGTGGGATGAAAAAGGCCATAGATACGAAATAAAGCAAGTTGATTGCAAAATGTCTGAAACGCTTGCTAGCAGATTCGGTTGCAGAAAGACAGCAAGCAACAGGCCATTAACTGATGATAACGGGCGCTTGATGTTTGATGAAAACGGGCTAATGATGTTTGGTGAAAAAGCCGAGCTAACCGAGGTTGATAGCTTTATGGGTAACAGCGAATTTAAAGAGATTTTGGGCTATATCAACACAGACCCAACAAAGCAAAGGAAGGGTGTTAAAGGTGGCACAAAATAAAAGATGGTATAAAGACAATCCAAACAATAAAATCTGGTGGCTTGATAACTCCGATGAAAAGCACGGGGTTATGATCTTTAGTTTTGACAAAAAGAAAGAATTTAATCTTTTTTCAGACTTTCCGTACAAGCTGACCGAAAAGCAAACAGAGATATTTATTAAAGAATATCCAGAGTGGGGCGCGTTTTTTGTTGATAGGTTAGTGGGGTGATTAAATGCCAGGCGAAATTAAGATTGTAAAAAATAATGCAGATCAAGTTAAGCGGAGCTTAGAAGAGCAGATAGAGAGTGCCTTAACAGCCGTGGGGGTGTTTGTACAGGGTGAGGCCATGGAAGAGCTTGAAAACGCTCCGCGCCGTGTTGATACAGGCAACCTTAAAAACAGCATATCTCACAGAGTAGAAATGGGCGAACATGCTGTGTATATCGGTACTCCTGTAAAGTATGGAAAGTATGTACATGAAGGCACGCTTAAAATGGCTCCAAATAGGTTTTTGAAAAACGCCATAGAGCGCAACGAAACCCAGATAAGAGATTATATTAAGCAACGCTTAGAAAGTTAAGTTTGCATTTAATAAACTACTTGCAAACTACATTGACTATGGTATAATAAAAATTAAGGGAAACCTTGATAATATTGCTATGTGCGAAGAAGTGCACGCCAAAGAAAAGGAGCAAGTATATGTTAACAAGAAAATTTTTAGCCTCTAAAGGACTTGAGGCAGATGTAATTGATGAGATTATCGCGGCGCATACTGATACAGTAAACGCGCTAAAAGATAAGATCGACGATTACGAGAAGTTTAAAAAGGATTCGGAAGAGCTTGAAACCGTTAAGGCAGAGCTTAAAGCCCTCAAAGACGATGCCGCAAAGAATAGCGGTAAAGACTATGAGAAACTCAAAGCCGAATTTGAAGCCTACAAAACAGAGGTTGAAAATAAGGCTGTAAGAGAGAAGAAGGAAGCCGCTTTTAAGGATATTCTTAAAGATGCTGGCATTCCAGAGAAGCACTTTGCAAAGATTATCAAGTATAGCGACATTGATGAGCTTGAGCTTGATGATAAAGGCAAAATTACAACTGCTAAAGACGTTCTTAAAGCTATCAAGGAAGAATGGAGCGACCATATTCCAACCGATTCCAAAAAGGGTGCGGGCGTTGACAATCCACCAGGTAACACAGGCGGTGAAACGCTAACAATGGATAAGATCATGGAGATCAAAGATACACAGGAGAGGCAGAAAGCCTTAAAGGAGTATCTAGAAAAGAACGGAGGTAATTAAAAATGGCAGTTACAAAGACAACTAATATTGATGTAACAGTAAGAGAAGTTGATTTTGTATCCCGTTTTTCAAAGAATTGGGATGCACTTAGAGAGATCATGGGCATTACACGCCCAATCAGAAAGGCACCAGGTACAAAGCTCGTTGCTGTAAACGGCACATGTACTCTTGAAAATGGCAATGTTGCAGAGGGCGCTGTTATCCCTTACAGCACAGCTAACGTAGAAGAGGTAGAGTACGGCGATGTTACCGTTGAAAAATTCAGAAAAGGCGTAACAATCGAAGCTGTTAACAAGTACGGCGCTGTTGCCGCTATTGAAAAGACAGATGATGCTTTTCTTAACGAGCTCCAGCTTAACGTTCTTGGCCGCTTCTTTACATTCCTTAAGACAGGAACAAAGACAAGCGCAGAGGCAACATTTCAGATGGCTCTTGCTATGGCAAAGGCTAACGTTATCGACGAGTTTAACAAGATGCGTAGAACCGTAACAGAGGTTGTAGGTTTTGTTAACGTGCTTGATGTATATAAATACATCGGTGCCGCAAATATTACTGTTCAAACCGCTTTTGGTTTACAGTATGTAAAAGATTTCATGGGCTACAGCACACTTTTCCTTCTTTCAGCACCAGATATTGAAGAGGGTACTGTTATTGCTGTTCCTGTTGAGAACATTGATCTTTACTATGTTGACCCAGGCGACAGCGAGTTTGCACAGCTTGGACTTAACTACACCGTACAGGGTGAAACAAACCTTATCGGCTTCCATGTAGAGGGTAACTACGAAACAGCAGTAGGCGATTCATTCGCACTTATGGGTATGACCCTTTGGGCAGAATACCTTAACGGTATTGCAATCGTTACCGTTGACGACTCTTTTTAAAAGACCTGACTCTTGGCGCAGAGAGCCAGGGTAAAACCATCTACGGCGCAACAGTAAGCGCTTTACAGGGCGCAGATGTAAAAGTTGAAAACGGCAAGGTTACAGGTACCATTAAATATTTCGATACTCCTGGTAAGATCGTTGATTATTGGGGCGCTGGTAACTTCTTTGCTTTCAAGATCAGCGGTGAGGATAGCAACACAACAAGTACCCTTGTAGGACTTGAGCCAAGCGAGGGTAGCGGCCTTGTAGAAATCCACGGCGACCCAGACATGAACGGAATCGCTAAGATTACAAACAAGGATGTACAGAAATTTAAGGTTGTTCAGACAGATGCCGCTGGACATAAGAACGTTCAGTATTACGATCTTAGCGGCTTAACCTTAGAAAGTGAGGCTTAATATGAGTGTTGTTATAGCAAAGCCTATAGGCGAAAAGCCAAAGAAGGGTAAGAAGGAGAAGTAATATGCTAAACGAGATTTGCGGATTTTTGAGAAACTACTTTGATCGTGAGCGTTATAACGGCGAGTTTACCATTGAAAATGGTAAGATACTCACCGAATTACCTTTACTTGATGGGCAGTATATCCGCATCGTTGGCTCGCTTCTTAATGATGGCGTATATGTTTATGGCGATACAATCGAAGGGCTTAAAGACGAAACCTTTACAGGTGCGATTTGGAGCCTTGCAATACCTAAAGAATTAGTCCTTCTTTCCAAAGATATAACGGAATGGGTTAAACAAAATAGCGGCGTGGATAGCGCCGCTATGAGCCCATTTCAATCAGAATCTTTCGGAGGCTATTCATACAGCAAAGGCGCAAATAATTCCGAGAATGGAGCTGTATATGCCTCTGGGGATTGGAAAAGCGTTTTTGCAAGCAGATTAGGGCAATGGAGGAAGATATAATGAGCCTTTTAGATGAAGCATTAGAAAAATGCTATTATGTCAATAAATCCAAAGTATCTGATGGATATGGCGGCGTTATTGAAAAGTATATATTAGGCGCAGAGTTTGAAGCGGCTATAGTATTTGATTCCTCTATTGAAGGCAGAGTTGCCGAGAAGCAAGGTGTAACGTCTTTATATACCATTACAACGCACAAGAATATTTCTCTTGAGTATAGAGATATTATAATGCGTGATCGTGATGGTAAAATCTTTAGGATTACCTCCGATGGGGATGATAAATACACTCCAAAGAGTGCACATCTTAACATGCGCCAGGTAACAGCCGAAGAATATACATTAGGGGGCGAAATAGAGAATGAATAATTGGCAAGCACAAGATACATTATGGAACTCTTTTGGATTACCCGCATACGATGAAAACACGGTTGATGAATCCGCCAAAATGCCATATATAACCTATGAGGCAGTTGATGGAAGTTTAGGCGGCCAGATGCTTGTTAGTGCATCGTTATGGTATAAAAGCGGCTCCTGGGCTGATATTAGCAAGAAAGCTAACCAGATGAAGAGCAGACTTAACAAAGAGATTCCTATTGATGGCGGCTATATAATGATTAGAACGCCAGCGGCTAATTATGCAACTCGAATGGAAGACCCCGACGATAAAGATATAAGGCGGATTAGAATTAACGTATTAATGGAATTTCTAACCGAATAAAAAAAGGAGGTAAAGGAAATGGGAAAATTTACCGTTATTCCACAGGACACATTTAACGCGCTCCAGCTTGACGCGGGTGTGCTTCTTAGAAGATTTGACCCGACAAACCCTGTAGCGCCACTTGATGAAGATATTATTTGCGCAACAACAGGCGGCGTAAATCCAGCTTGTGTGCCTACATTTTCTGATCTTGGTGAGGATGTTGATAACGTACCTGTTAACATGAAAGAGCTTAAGCATCTTGATTCTTGGGAGTGCACACTTGGCACAACATCCCTTGGAACAAGCCCAGAGCTTATCAAGTTAGCACTCGGATGCGCAGATGTTGACGCATTAACAAGCAAGATCACACCAAGAGCAGACTTATCACAGAACGATTTTACTGATATTTGGTGGGTAGGCGATAAAGCAGATGGCGGCTTAGTTGCTGTTCAGATCAAAAACGCTCTTTCAACAGGCGGCTTCTCACTTCAAACAACAAAGAATGGTAAAGGACAGATCGCCCTTACTATCACAGGCCATGTTTCTATCAACGATCAGAAAACCGTACCTATGGTATTCTATTCAATGAGCGGTGAAGTAGAGAGCTACGATGTAACACAGAATCTCGTGCACACCACATCTGATTTTGTTGGAAGCGCTGTAGTAGCTAACCAGCCACTCGAAGTAGAGCTTACAGCAGAATCTGGCTATACACTTGGAACAGTAATCGTTCTTATGGGCGGCGAGGATATTACAAGCACAGCATACGATGCTGGCGTTGTATCGATCGCGGCTGTAACAGGTGATGTAGTAATTACGGCAATATCATCGGAGGTTTAATGTATGAAAATATCCGAAATTAAAGGCGAGCGCGCATTGGATGTCATAGCTGATTTAATCGACCCAATATCAGTTATTATAGCTGATGAAAAAGTTAAAGAAGCGTTTAACAGCGATAACAAAGCGCAAGCGGCTAAATATCTTTT